TGGGGGTATTGAAGATATTCCATCTGAAGAAGAGGATGTACAATTGCCTGAAGATATCCCTACGGAAGAAAGACGTCCTAGACCTAAAATATTGAGTAGGGAAATGATACCTGAATATTTATTGGTGCTTAATAAGTTGTCATATCTTTTGACTCTTTATCGATATGGTTTAGAATTCGAGGACAATTTTTGGATTTGTGTTCCGGAACCTAGTCCTGAAAGAAATGAAGACGGTAATGTTATTATACCACCGCTCTTTGAATCTGTTATGACAGAAGAAAAGACGCAAGCTGGTAGAAATATTTGGGTGATGGAAGAAGACCCTATTTTTAGGGAGTTTACTGTTTACAATTATGATAAAGATACAGTCCAATATCGTCCTAATACTGCTCATCAATTAGGCAACTCATTTTTGGATGTTGTTATACAACGAGCAGGAAATGACATAAAAAGAATCTCAGGGGTCTTTCCACAAAACTTTTTCATTGGTTTCCACAAAAAAGAAAATATTCCCAAATGTTTCAAAGTTGTCCTTAAAACAGGAGGGCAGTTTTATCATACTTATCAAAATCGTCTAGACCAAATTAAAGCTTATCGAGGTCAAGGTGATGTTGCTGAAAAAAAACTTGGACGTGACTTCAAAGTCTACAAAAAAGAAATCGACAAAAGTGCGGTTGGAGCTGAAGCTCCAATTCCGGGTGATATCTCTAGTACCTTACAACTAGAAAATTATCGTATTATTTATACAAGTCACGAATTTGGGTTAAATAGTTTTTTGAAGCCTTTTGAAACATTAGCCTGTTCCGAGCACAAAATTCCGGAATTTTACAATACGTTTGGTGTTCCTTGTCCGGAAAGCAAAACAAATCTAGTAATAGATAAAATCACAACGATATTACGCACATACCCTTATTTATTTACTTATTTCAAAAACGGGCAATTACCTTTAATTTTTGGCACTTTGGAACGATTTCTTAAGTTCTTAACAACAAGTTATGTTAATGAGTCATTTTTATGGGAAATCGTTTCATGGGAAGGTATTCTTTCTACAACAGGTTTTAATTTATACATTATTGAAGCGAAAGAGCGAACTCATGATAAGCAAAGGCTAGAATTTAGATTGAAAGTACCCGAGCCAACAATTCTTCTTTCTGTTTACAAACAAGATCGACCTAATTTAGTGTTATTAGAAAATAATTTTGGTTATCATCCAGTTTTTAAATTTTCGCCACTTGATCGTAAATTTCTTTTGCCAAGTGATGATCCATTAATCGCTTCTCTTTCCCGGACTATACAGACAAGAGTTCAGAAAGAAATTGGTAATATTCCCAAATTACCTGGGGGTGATGATGTTTTGGATACTGTGAGCAAAATAAATGCTAATAATGAGTTGGCATACACCGTTAGTCCCGATTTAACATTTTTGGCTGATTTTGAAGTGGCTAATTTATTAAATCTTAGAATTAATGATCGCCGTACGAAAAAACCAATTTTTAATATTCAATTACCGATTCACCCTATAAATTGGACCATCTTGTCTAAAATGATTATTGATAAAGAAATCCCTGCAGTCAAAATAGCGGGATACGATCATAATACAATTCAGTCCCCTTCTTTAAATGAGTTTTTGGATTTCTATTCGGTATTTCGCCAATACACTATTAATTATGAAATAACCGCATTTTTGGCTTTCCGTCAACCAAAAAATATAGGATCCAGTCACGACTTTGACTCCGAGGATAACTTAATTTTGACTGGCCTAAAATTTGATAATGGACTCAACCTTTACTTTAAACCGGTGATTTGGGATGATAATACCAGAGCGCAATTGGAACCCCACCTTCAAAATATACCTATATTGGAAAATAGTTATAATAATACAGTCTTTGATACTTATTTGTTGCAAAAGATAAATAAGGAAAGATTGTTGCCTGAATATTTTCACAACAAAAAAGCGATAATCACTAATTTTTATCAGTATTTAAAGGAATATTTCAGGTATTTTCTTGATGAGAATGTAGAACTCAAATACGAATTTCGTAATTTATTGAATAATAACTCAAGTGGAGTTCTCCAATTTGTCAATAAAATTATTGATCAAATATGTGTTTTTAGTGATATGAAAGATATAACTTCAGCCAAACCAATATTGTCTTTAGTTTCATTACAGGAAAAAATCGATAGAGTAAAAGAGGGTAATCAAAAGGTTGATTTGGAAACATGTCATAATATAAATCAACCCCAAGATAGGATAAGCGAAAAAACACAAAAGGTCGAATTAGAAGTGAATGGTAAATATTTATTATTGGTTCCAACTGATTTAGTGAGTCGACAACAGGTTGTTGACTTTTTGACAGATGATCTTCTTTTGAATAGGCTAGCTTACAAACAACATACAACATCTGATGAAACGTATTTACGCTTGGGTTTGGAAAATTTCAATGAAATTATTTTGAGTACCGAAAATACTCGTCAATACTTAGAAACACTTGATACATTTACTGATGACAAATTTATATTCTGTCTAGAAACTAATAATTATATTACTAATATTAAACGAACACCGTTCACTGGAGCCAAAGTTTATTTCTCCGAAGATTCAAGTTTTAAACAACTCATATTAATCAAACCTAACCCATCTGGAACTCAAACACAATTAGGGCCAGAAAATCTTTATTTCGAAAACAATTTATTACAAAGTGACAATCCAAAATTGTTGTTCAATACTTTCTTGGAGTACGCTGGGATAGATGAACCAAGAGGCAAAATTTATCATAACATAATGCTTTATCTCAGTCAAAAGCCATTGTTGCTATACCTATATTTTATCTATTATAATATGGCTTACAAGTCTATGCCAGATGTCAAGGTCAAAATTGAAGATAATTTACTCAAAAGTTTGTTCGGTGCTAGGACAGATAGTACAAGAAAGGGAGCCAAAAAGGTTTTGTTGAGAAATATTTTCGCCAGAGTTAGTGATCCTTTAATAGAAACATTGGCACCAGATAGAATAAAATTTGTAGAGTTTTTAAGTAATTACGCATATCCTTTAGAAATAGATTACTTTTTAGTGGCACTAATTTACCAAAAAAATGTGGCTGTTATTCGTACTAATGAAAAATTGGAACACGAATTAATTCTTTATAACTATGGTGGAGTAGATAATGACAATTGGTACTTTTTATATTCAGTAGATCATTTATTATATCCAGTGGTTTCAATTAATTTACCAAAAGATATACTTAGGACAGAGACCAATATCATTCAACGAGAATGGATCGATTATATTTTCGATGAAGAAACAATTAAGAGCCTTGGCCTTGATAAATTACTTAGCACTTATGATTCTCCGTTCAATTTTATGTTAAAGGTTCCAGAAATTAAACTAAGTTTCGACACAATGTTAAGAGGAATGGAAATTTCAGAGGAACAGCTACCAGAACTATCAACGATTAGTAAAACATCCAAAGTCTTTGAGATCGGCATTCCAACCACCGTTTTACCAGTTTTACATATGGTTCCAACTCCGGCGCCAGCACCGGTAGTAGTACCAATTGCGGTTCCTATAACAGAACCGACTGATGATTTGATTTTGGATGATGAACCCCAAGATCTGCTAGCTAATTTGAAAATGGTATTCAATTTTGAAAGACTAAGTAATATTCTACAACCGGGTCGCTATCCTGAGTTTGCACCTAGGCTAGCCACTGACCAGCAACTATTATCAAATATTCTTAAGGACGTTGATGTTCCACAACGTATCGAAATAATCAAACAAGCTATGCATGACTTATTAATCGATGTATTAAAATCCACTTTTGGGTTGGACAGACTTGTGAATATTTGGTTCCCGAAAAAATACGAACAACAACCTGGTATGAAAGAACAAAGAGAACTCGATATGCCCATTTACCGTGAATTGGTTATCCAAAACGTTCCTGATAAAGAAGAGAGAAAACAACTTATTCTAAGAGCAATTAATGAATTAAGGGCAACTCCAACACCAACACCAACACCAACACCAACACCAACTCCAACTCCAACACCAACACCAACACCAACACCAGTTGCTAAGAGTATTGAAGAGATTGGTCACGAAGTTGTTATTAAATTAGTGAAAGAAATGCAGGATGATGTCATTTTTTTCGTTCGTAATAAAAATGAAGTTCCACCTGGTCCAATTGCTGCTAAACGATCTGAAATTAAACAGAATTTCGATACAAACATTTGGCCAGAGTATACAGCAGATGAATATAAGTCTGTTCGGATAGCCTGGTTAAAACAGGCTGCTAAAATAATTCAGGATGGTCATAACATAGTTTCCAAATTGGTACGAGAAAAACCAGAGGATGTTATATTTTTCCTTCTTAATAAAAACGAGGTTCCGCCTGGTCCAATTGCAGCTAAACGAGCTGAAATTAAACAGAATTTCGATACAGAGATTTGGCCAGAGTATACAGCAGATGAATATCGAACTTCCCGATTAGAATGGCTAAAACAGGCAGCTAGAAAACTTCAAGTCCAAAGAAAATGAATACTTAAATAAGATGTCTATGTCTACAATAAACTAAATATGTAAGAATTTAATTTATTGTATGCTTTATTTTGTATTAGATTTACAGAATGGTCAAGAATTCGTTCCTCCTAAATATTAGAAAAAATGACACAAAAATTATATCTATATATCTGACGCATTATGCTTGATTCGGATCAATTTGTCAATATTATCGAAGCTGTTATTCAAGCTTCTCTGAAAACTATGGAATATTACCAAAATGATAATTTGAAAGTTGAAATAAAGAGCGACCAGAGTCCAGTAACTCTTGCAGATAAAGCTGCGAACGACATTTTGATCAAAGCTTTAACAAAAATAACACCAAATATTCCAATCATAACAGAGGAATCACCTGTTTTCGAGTATGACAAACGAAAGGGGTTTGCAACATTTTGGTTAGTTGACCCACTTGATGGCACCAAAGAGTTTATAAAGGGTGGTGATGATTTCACAGTCAATGTCGGTCTTATTCATAATAATATACCTGTATTTGGTGTTGTTTCTGTCCCAGTTTTGAGTCAATTGTATTATGGTTCTACATTTTCTATTGGAGAGAGTAAGATCCCAATTGGTAGTTACACTACAAACTATAAAAATGGATTTAGATTAGGTGGTTGCATTGCAATTCGTTGCACGGAACCAGATTTAGGATCAACTTTAAGGGTTATTACTAGTCGTTCGCATATGAACCAAGAAACAATGGAATTTCTGGATACGCTACCCGATCCTAAAACTCTTGTAAGTTTGGGTAGTAGTTTAAAAATTATCGCAATTGCTTCCAATGAAGCTGATCTCTATCCCCGTATAGGTCTGACTAGTGAATGGGATACAGCGGCGGCTCATGCAATTTTGAATGCAGCTGGAGGTGAATTACGTAAATTGACTCGTGGAAATGTTGTTGATGAATATTACTCGGAGCCATTTTGTTATAATAAAAGTTGTTTATTGAATCCCTACTTTATTTGTGGACACTCCAAGCTGTTGGATGCATTTGCTCCAAAGGAAAGATAGTAACTAACAACTTCTAAAAAATACGACTAGATCATGCAAGACTTGGCAATCAGTTTGATTATATTTCAAAATTTTGTCAAATCCTTCACAATTTTTCAGTTCGGTCATTTTTGATGATGTATTTGTTTCGGAAGACATTGAATCGCTATTTTTGGTATTATTTAAAATTCTCGAAAGGGCTTTGTTACACCAGTAACCGTCTGTATTTTCTTGCCATTCGGTAGAGATTAATCCCATAATTTTTAAACTTTTGGCTATTTCCTTTAAAGTATAACTTCGGCAATTGGGAATAGCTAAATTGAAGTCAACTAAGATTTCATGTAAATCAATAAAATTCAAATAGGTAAAAAGTTCTGGAACATGTTTTTTGATCAAGCGTTCTTCAACTTGTCCCCAATGATAACAATTAATCATGTTGTTATTATTTCTGGCCAATTGTTTAATGTTTTCTAAAAATTGTTCCAATAATTGCTGATGACTATTGTCAGTGTTATCTTTTAAGACCAATTGTCGAAAAGTTTTAGGATTGACAGACCCAGAATTTCTTTTTTGGAATAACCATCGCGATTTCTGCAACAATTTTCGAAATCCTTTACATTTTTCTGCTTGGTAGTAACCAATGACATAGATAAAATTAGGGGTAAATTCGAAGTCAAGAAAAATTTCGCAATCACTTTTAAGTGCTCTAAGTTCTTCCCTCACATTTGCTAAACCGATTATTTTATTTTTTCTGTTAGCTAAGAGCATATTATAAATATTTGGATAAATCGGACCCAAAATCTCTTTGACTGTTTTTTTCTTGATGTTTGCTTCGAGATCCTGAATCGTTCTGATACCTAAATTGCAATTTACTAGTTTATCTCTTTTCAAACAGGAGATAGACCAGAGCGTAGTCAATTCTCCATTTTTGTCAATTAATTCATTTTTAAATTTCTCGAATTCGCTATCTCGAGTTGTTACCTTACAATTAGGAAAAAGACGATTATCATTTGGTGGGTCGGCTTCTAATGAATTATCTGTTAAAGTTTCTAACCATTCCAAACCGTTTTGTAATTTCAAGGCAATTTTTGGATGTTTCCTAAAATCAATTTCTGTCACCTGTTTTTCACTGTCTAAAACCAAACCAAATAAGTTTTCATTACTAAAATAGAAATTTAGTGTTTCCAATTGCATTACTAGCTCTAGTCTTGCTTGTCGTGAGGTTAAATTTTCTTTATTATAACGATATTGAATCATCTTTACTGGAGTATAATGATTGGGATAAGGTCGTTGCATATTCGTTTTGGTTGTTGCATCACTGGTTGTTTCCGAATCTATTTTTGTTATTACTGTTAAATCTTTTAGGCGTCTATTTTTGACTAGAATGTCATAGTTAACCCAAATATTTTTTTGGGGATTATAAAGTTGACCTCCAATGATGATATCCGCTTTGGTTTTCAATGCTTGAACAGTTCTAGCAAATTTTAAGGGAATAAAATGTTGAATATGAGTCTGAGTGCAAATTTCAGGATGTGATGGGCGTAATTCATCTTCAATATTACATATTTCCAAATTTTCGGTATTATCGTTTTCGGTGATATCGTTTTCGGTATTATCGTTTTCGGTGATATCATCCTTTGACCGCAATTGATTCAAGACTGGTCTAAGTTGTTCAAGTAATTCAACCGAATTATAAGAGTATGTGTTACTTAGTCTCTTAGATTGAGTTAGCGGTGTCTGGTAATTATTATTGGTTTCAGATGTGAGTT